CTACGCTTCTAAAAATTTTAATAAGCGATCTGCAACATCTGACCGCTGTTTGTCATTTAAGTGTGTGTACATATCGAGTGTCGTTTGGATATTTGAGTGGCCCAATCTGTCCGATATTGTTTTAGGTTCTATGCCAGCTTCAAAAAGTAGGCTTGCGTGTGTGTGCCTCAGACTATGCACACTAAATTGTTTCAGCTTGTGCTTGCTAATAAATGTTTGCAAATCTTCTCTAAAATTACCAAAATCGAAGTAACCTCCAACCGTGTTCGTTATGACTATATTTCTCGACTTGATGCCATTTTTAAAAAAAGTTTTTTTCTGCTCTAGCTTCCAATCTTTTAAAATCTGTACCGTGCTATCGTCTAGCGATATCGTCCGTGTGCTACGCTTGGTTTTGGGGGATTGGACTGACAGTCTGCCGTTGATAGATACAAGTGTCCTGTTAATTGATATGGTCTTATTTTTAAAATCAATATCAGACCATTCAAGTCCAAGCAATTCCCCTCGTCTCAATCCAGTGTATGCGAGTGTGTGCCACGCAGTGTATAAGACTGGCTTTGCATCTTTTTTTGCCAGCTTGAGAAATTTGTTTAATTCCTCTTTAGTGAGTGCTATCTTCTCTTTGCGAGATTCCTGTTGCTTTGGTCGTATGATCCTATCAACTGGATTGGTCTGGATAATATCAAGATGCATAGCGTACTTAAATACTCTATTGATGATCGACATATAATTTAAATAAGCTATGTATTTTTTGCTTAGTTCAATTACAATCTTCTGCATCATGGCCACGGATACGCTGTCTATTCGGATATCTTTAAAATGATTCTCTATGATCGCTTCAAGATAATTCTTTGTATTCTGGTATGTCGTAGGCTTGACAGTTGTTTCATAGCTTTCTAACCACAAATCAGCTACTTCTTTAAAAGTTGGCTTGCTGGAATGATCTGTAAATCCATTCTCTTCTACGGATAGCAGTAGCTCCCGTTCTGCTTTCTTTGCATCTTTCTGTGTTTTAAACCCTCTACGGGTCGTGCGCCTTTGCTTGCCTGTAAACGGATCAACGCCTAAATACGCTTGAAGCATATAGCGTGTTTCTCCGTCTTTTGTTAAATATTTCTTTATCATGACATAATCTTGATATTATGCTATACTATATATAGATTTCAATATCTTTCCTATCTAGCCACCCTTTTGGTTTTACAAGGGTGGCTTTTTTTATTTGTTTTCTAAAATCTGGATCTTTTCAGCGAGATCATTTATCTTTGCGACATCACTATTAAGGTTGTTGATGTAGTAATTTACCTCATCATTTATATCACTATAATTACTGTAGCCACTGATGTTCTGAAAATAATTGATGATATTTCTACAAAAACGAGCATGCTCGTTATAATAAGCAAGTTCTGATCTCAGGATTTTTAATTCAAACTCCTGCTTGTCCCATTTAGGAAAATCAACATCAAGATTTACTGGAAAGTTCTTTATAGAGTGGATCTCCCATAAAGCATGATACTTATCAGCAATCTCTTTACCTTCTTTGCTCAGTTTTGTCCGTTCTCCATCATCCAATAACAAACCTTTGTCTTTAAATTCCTTTGTTAGCTTTTCTGCATTTAGGTTGTAGTCAGAAAAGAAGTATTTAGGGACGGTTATAGATGATTTTCTGCCTGTTTTAGTATTCCCCCACCAGACAAGGAGAAACAGCTCTCTCAATTTATAGCCTTCTGATGTCTGATAGCTATCGGTATAACGAGGGGAATCAAAAGAACGATTCCAGAAGTCTTGCATTGTCGGTCTAGTCAAAAGCAAGTCTACATATTCTTTTGTATAGTAGTCTGGGCCGGCAGAAATAGTTGTTGTAACATGCACTCTTTCTGGCAAGGCTCTTTTTTCTTTCTTTTTGAAGAGAAAATCAAAAAATCCCATATTATTTCTCGCTTTCTTCTCTATACACATCTACGACTTTACCGATGATTCTAAAATCACTGTCTGAATTGATTGGTATATCTTTGTATTTCTTATTAAAACTTCTCAGATACGCTTTATCTTTCTCTATAATAAGTTGTTTGATATATGCTTCTCCCTCGTAGTCAAATACTCCAACCGTTCCACTCGGAAGCTCTACCGTCAATTTAACAAAGACATAATCCCCAGATTTATAATCTGGTTCCATCGAATCTCCGTAAATTGGACAAACGAAATCAGCGTCTACCTTCACAGGTAGTTGGATTGTCTCTATTTGTACCTCATTCAAATATTGTCCAGTACCAGCAGAAACAGGTTGGTCGTAGTAGTTGTATGCAAAGTACTGAACAGATACTTCATGGACCTCGGCAAGTCTCTTCTTAGCTTGCTTTTGTTCCTCGAGTTGCCTCTCTGCACAAGTCAGTACATTACGCTGGTATGGTTCTGGGTCTAGTTCTTTAACTGTATTAACAATTTTGTCAACGATATAATTCTCAACGTTATTTTGTGCTGCTGAACGAGCTTCAACAAGATCTGATTTCATTACACCAAAGTAATTTGCAAGCAGTTCTATTTTGTCAATACGTGGATATGTTTTGCCATTTATCCAGTCAGAAACGGTCATATACTTCAAGTTCAAATCAGCTACTAGATCATTTCTAGTTTTGCCAGATTTTTGAAGGTAGTAATTTATATTTTGAGACATAATCTCTTTATTTCCTAATGCCATAAAAATCGCTCCTTTCATTACATTTTACGGTTAAAGCGTAAAAAAGTAAAGAAAAATGATAAAAAAATAAAAAAAAACGTATTTTTTTATTGACATCACGGTTAAACCGTGATAAAATATAATCAAGGTTAAGGAATTAACCCAAAACAAAAGAAAGAAAGGACAGTATATAGGGAATTAAATAACAAGGAGGTGAAAGAATGACACAGTTAACGCTAAAAATGTTGAGGGTTCGAAACAACTGGACTCAAGAGCAGGCTGCCAAAAAAGTTGGTGTTTCGAAAGAAACGTGGTCGAATTGGGAGAATTATAAAACGTATCCAGACATACCAAAATTAAAAAAAATCGAATCAGTATTTGAAATATCGTACAACGATATTAATTTTTTAGATAAAATCACGGTTTAACCGTGAAAAGAGGGCTTAAGAAATGAATGAATTGATTTTATCAAATAATCTATCTCAGATAGAACTTGAAATTAGCTACCACAAACAAATTGCTGGTCAATCAATTTGGGAAATTGGTAGGCGATTAAATCATGTAAAGGAAAATGATCTTGCTCACGGTGAATTCATGGATTGGTACCTCGGTCTCGGTATTGATAAGGATTTCGCTAGTAAATCAATGAAAATTGCTAAAGAACTTCCAAATTTCGAAACGTTTCGAAATTTAGGAACCACAGCACTTCATCTCATTGCAACTCTTCCAGAAGAGGAAAAGCAGGAGCAAATCCAGCGTATCGAAGACGGTGACACTCCTACAGTGCGAGAGTTGCAGGAAGTTAAGAAGAAACTCAAGTTGAGCCAACAAGCGAATGAGCTTCTAAGGGGCGAGAATGAGGCTCTAAAGACTTCTAAAGTAGAAGTGAGGGAAATAATCAAAGAAGTCGTTCCAGACGATTATGGAGCTACACGGGAGCTAAATAAGCGATTGTTAGTGAAGAACCAAGAATTGTCTGACAGCGTGAAGGCTATGGAGGAGCGTTCTGAGTTTATCAATAACAAACTAAACGAGATGATGGCCCAGCGTGCAGAGGCTGATAAAAAATCTGCTCAATATGACGAATTAGCCAGAGCAATCGAAGAATCGCAAGGGCAACTCAATAGTGTACAAAAACAGATCTCAGCTTACAAGAATATCACAAGCCTGCTTCAAAAAGGAAACGACTTCTTGGCAAGCATGGGCGGTCTGATCTACGCTGATGAAAAGAATGTCTTGAAAGCTGATGGAATCGTCCGAGATGAATTTGATAGCTTCATCAGTCGTGGGTTGAGATTTTTTAACGATCTGAACGATATTCGCAAAGAAAGCAATATTTTGGAAGGAGAATTTGAATGACAAATGAAATTGCAAAAATCAACAATGATTTAACTACAGAAGATGTGATGATCCACACATTGCAGGAACTAAAAAAGCTGAAAGAAGGTCAATCTGTTCTATCAGCTGATGTAGATTATTTAAAAAATGAGCAACCAGTGAATCCGTCAATTTGTTTAGCACTAGAAAAAATGCGAAAACAAAAAGTTGTCGAATTACTTGGTGGTAAAGATAGCCAAGCTTACAAAGATCGAAAATTTGCACAGTCGGTATTTTCGCAGGCAGCCAAAGACTTCAAGGAATACTTCCGAATCCCACGATATGACTTGCTGAAACGCAAAGACGAAGAACAAGCGTTTGACTATTGGGGAAGCTGGGAACCATCAGCCAACACTAAATTGGAAATCAAAAACCGCAACGGCCAAATGAGTCTAGTTGGTTGAAATGGTAAGAAAAATAAAAAAGCACTTTTCGGAAAAAGCGCTTCACAAAATTAACTACTTTGATTACACCACAGAAAGAAGAGGTGGGCAATGATTGAAGAACTAATCAAAGAACAGATCAGAGAAATTTACCTCGAAGCGAAAGAACAAGCTAAAAAAGAATTACTACCAATCAGTCAAGCAGAATTGCAAGAAATGTTTGGATTTAGCAACGAATATCTTAAACGCTTGAAGCGGAAAGGCTTGAAATTTCGCAAGCAAGGAAAATACATCATGTACGATCTGAATGATGTGCATGAGATTTTAGAACTAGAAAAGGAAATACAACATGTATAACGAAATCTTAGGATGTATGACAATCGCAGGAACATTTTTTGCAGCAGGGTTTGCTGGGGCTGTCTGGGATTTTAAACGGGCGCAACGGAAGAAAGCTAGACTAGCAAAACAGGAAGCAATCATGCAACAGTATGAAGAAGATCTTCAAGAAAAATTCAACGAAGGCTATCGAGCATCATTTATCGATCTTGCAGAAGCTCGCAAACATTCTTATTCTGACAATGATTGGGGTATGCAGGAGGTATAAATGGCAGTAAATAGACGATATTATTGGTTGCAACTCAAAGAAGATTTCTTCAAATCAAAGGAAATGAAGCTGATGCGGAAATTGCCTGGGGGCGAAGAATTAACCATTATTTATCTGAAAATCATGCTGGCCAGTCTTCCAGACGAAGGGAAAATCTATTTCGAGGGTTTAGCTGAAGATTTAGCTGAAGAATTAGCGTTACTCATTGATGAAGATACTGAAGCAGTCAGAATGGCGCTCATGTTTTTAACAAAGAAAAATCTACTGACTACAAACGATAATTATCAATTCACTTTGGAACAAGTTCCAGAGATGATAGGTAGCGAAACAGCAAGTACCCGTAGGTCTCGCAAGTATCGAGAGGGGCAAAAAGCGTTGCAATGCAACACCGATGCAACAAAACGCAACGGAGATATAGAGATAGATATAGAGAAAGATATAGAGCTAGACCAAGAGCAAGAACAAAAAAATGCTGTTGGCGGTGAAAATTTGGTTTTTAAAAAATTAAAGGAAGCTTTCGGAGAAATGAGTGTGAATGGCACTATGGTCGAAGAGGTCGAAAGACTACTTAAACAGTATGGACAAGAACTTGTGGTTTTAGCTTTAAACGAAACAATCCTAAATGCAGGTAAGTCTCTGAGATATACTATGTCAATCCTCCAACGTTGGGACGGCCAAGGATTGAGAACATCTGGACAGATTAAGGCAGCCAACGAAGAGTTCGAAAGGAAAAAATCCAACAAAACTCAAGGCGATCCTTATGGAAATATTCCTTCTTGGTCAAATTTAAGACCAGAGAATCAGAAAGAGCCAGAACCCGAAATGTCTGGCGAAGAATACGAAAGAAGATTGAAGGAGTTTTTAGCCAGTGAATAAGATTGATTTCAAGAAAGTTAAAACAGACGGAAACCTATTTCGTGAGTTTGAACGGTACATGAAAGGATATTTCAATATGCAGATCACAAAAGGACAATTTTTGGATTTTGTAGATCTATGCGAGAAGAAAAAATTCTTTCTTAACCCGTTTCAGATGTGTGCATGGCTACTCAGCAAGCCTGTAGAGGTGATTGTAGACCGATGGTACGAGGCGAAAAGGATGAAATAAATGTTTTTCAGAAAAGCAAGAAGAATCAAAGAGCTTGAAAAGCTCGTAGAAATATACAGAAAGCAAAATATTGAACGCACGAATATTTTGAGGGTATTGCTAAATGAACGAGATGGAAGAAACGGAAATCGACTATAGAGATCCAGACTTATGGCTTAGATCGGGATCATTCAAACGCTATTTAGGCGATGACGACGAAGTATAAAAAAATGGAGATAAAACAATGAGTACATTATATGAACTGACAGGACAATATCTGGAAATCTACAACCTGGATATGGATGATGAAACCAAGCAGGACACGCTGGACAGTATCGACTGGGCAGAAGACTACGAAAACAAGGTTGAAAACTATGTCAAAGTTATTAAAAATCTTGATGCTGACATGGAAGCACGCAAGAATGAAATTGAACGCTTGCGGAAATTGAACGATGCGGACAATAGCAAGAAAGAACGAATGAAGGAAGCTGTCAAGGAAAGCATGGAATTGACTGGACATGATAGAGTTGACACACCTTTATTCAAAGTGTCTTTCCGAAAATCCGAAGCCGTGGAAGTGGATGACTTGCTATTGCCTGAAGCGTACAAAGTTGCAACGTATAAGCCTGACAAGAAACGCTTGAAGGAAGATTTAAAAAATGGACTTGAAATTTTGGGCGCTGAATTGGTTGAGCGCAAGAATTTGAGTATCAGATAAGGGGTTTGGAATGGTAGAGAAAAAGCAAAGTATTTATGAAAAACTGGCTAATATTCAAAACGAACTAAAAGCGCCTAAAAATCAGTATAACTCTTTCGGAAAATACAACTATCGCAACGCAGAAGATATTGAAGAAGCGTTGAAGCCTATCTGTTTGAAATATCGTGCAACGTGCTTGATTTCCGAAGTAACAACAGAAGAACTTGCAAACGAATTGATTACAAGGGTTACTGTTTCACTCATGGATTGGGATAGCGAAAACGTGGTTACAGTTGTTGGACGAGCAAGAGAAGAACGCACAAAAAAAGGTATGGATGCTTCTCAAGTATCGGGTGGAGCGCAAAGCTATGCTACTAAGTACGCACTCAGTCAAATGTTTTTGATTGATGATAGCAAAGATGCTGACACAGATGCCGATTATATCCAAACTGGACGAGCAAACCAAAAGCAAGCACCAGCAAAACCAAAGAAACAAGATGAACCCGTTATCTCGATTGAAAAAGCAAACTACTATTTGAAAGAGATTGCTACGATTTCATCGGAAAAAGGCAAACAGGATGGCTCGATTGCACAGTGGTTCTTACAGCACCTAAATGTTGCGGATTATAAACAAATTAAACAATCGCAAGTAGAGCAAGCGGAAATGCTTTTAGGGAAATTGAAAGGAAACTAATAAATGTTAAACAGTGTCGTACTTGTCGGAAGGCTCACCAAAGATGCAGAACTACGATATACGCCAAACAATCAAGCAGTAGCTACTTTTAGTTTGGCTGTAAATCGTCCATTTAAAAACCAAAACGGAGACCGTGAAGCGGATTTTATTAATTGCGTGATTTGGCGACAACAAGCAGAAAATTTGGCGAATTGGGCTAAAAAAGGTGCTTTGATTGGTATCACTGGTCGTATCCAGACTCGTAATTATGAAAATCAGCAAGGTCAGCGAGTTTATATCACAGAAGTCGTAGCAAATAACTTCCAGCTTTTGGAATTTAACAAGCAGAACAACCAAGGACAATCGCAAGGAAACAGCCAGCCAGAATTTTCACGGCAGGCAGAACCTATGGACATCTCAGATGATGATTTACCATTCTAAACCTATGACTTGGATTGAAGAACACTTTGCAAAAGAGTACCCAGAAATCAAGTCTATACAAGATATCTGGGACAAGGACGATAAGGGAGGATACCAGACACAGCGGTATTCAAAGGAGCTGAACAAAGTTATTGTAACCAATGACTTGGTCGCTATCAGTAATGATCTAAGATCAATCGGACTCACTGATGAAGATTTTAAACAACAACTAACTTTATTTTAAACAAGGAGAAATAACATGAAACAACAAAAGGAATTTTACGCAATCGCACAAAATGGAACAAACAAATTTTTAGAAGGATATAAAAATCAAGAACACGCATTAACTTTTAGTGCTGTTTTTGCTGACGATGTTCGCTGTGCTTTAGCTTTCGAAAAAGGAAATAAAGAGTCAGAAGAAGCGATATATAACATTGCTAAAGCGGTAGGTGGTCGCATGGTTAAAGTAAAAGCCGAGTATGAGATCACAGAAGAGGATGGATCAGAACTGCAAGAACCAGATGAAAGTATCGAAGAATACGACCTCGATGCCCTTGATTGCTTATTCAAAAAATTGGTAGGACTGTAAAATGATTGAGCTAACAATACCTATCGAGCCAAAACCCCAAACCCGCCCAAAATTTGGGCGAGGTGGGACATACGAAGACCCGAAAATGAAAGCGTGGCGCAGATCTGCTACATACCTCATTAAAAGTCTATATAAGGGCGAGAAGATGCAAGGCTATCTTAAAACAGAAGTCACGTTTTATCTAAAAGCGCCTCAAGTCGTATCAAAGAAACCCACACCAAAAGCCAAAACAAAAACGTGGGAACGATATGAACGATTTTTAAACGAGCAGATATACTGCGAAAAAAAGCCAGATCTTGACAATCTGGAAAAAGCAATATATGACAGCATTTCAGATGCTAATTGTATTTGGTGGGATGACAACCAAGTTGTAGAGCATACAACAAGAAAGGTGTACTCACCAAATCCACGAATTGAAATTAAAATTAAAAAAATTTAGGAGATAACAACAATGAACAAAAAATTAGTTTTAGCAACAGTAGCAACAATCGCAGCAGTAGGAACAGCGCAAGGAGTAAAAGCGGATGAAACAAACGTACAAGGAACAACTGGAACAGGAAGTGAAACAAGCGCAGTTACAGCTCCAATCGCTGGAACAACTGGAGCAGAAAAAAATGAAACAACGGAGACTGCTAAACAACCAACTGCTGAAACTACAAATGCAGAAGCAGGAAGCGCAAGCGACCATTCAGACCAATCGGGAAATGCTACACAATTTACAAAAAATGGGACCGATATTCAAGTAACCAATCCAGAAGTGGTTGTAGAACAACCTAATGGAAATGGGAAATATTCACCATTTACAATCGAATACAAGAATGTCCACTTTCCAGATGATATGGCTATTAATGAAGGAGACAAGGTCAAATTCACCCTCCCAGAAGAAGCGAAATTCCAGACCAACTTTGACTTTGATGTATACAATCCTGAGAAGCAAGTAGTTGGTAAAGCTACTACTGACACAGCAACTAATACTGTTACCACAGTATTCAACAACTACTTTAAAGATCATCCACTTAATAAGCAGATGAGCCTCAAGCTGGATGCAACTTGGACTGACAAGGTAGAGAGTGGTAAGCCTGTAACAGCTAATTTTAACGGTACGCTTGTAACAACTCAAATCGGAGAAGAACAAGTGATCGGTAAGGATGAGCTGATCTCAAAATGGGGATCACAAGACAAAGACGATCCTACTGTAATCAACTGGGCTGTTCGGTTGAACTATGCACGCAAAACACTTAACTATGTCAAGATCATTGATGAAATGTCAGATAATCAGAAATTGGTTGACAACTATTTAGAAATTAAGTATGTCGATAGTGTAGACCCATGGGTCGATAAAGGTTCAGCTATGGAACTTGTTAAATCAATGACTAAATCTGACCATGGATTTAATATCACAATGGATCGTCTTGATCGTATGATCTACTTGTACTATAAGACTAAATTGACTAACACGGTTAAAGAATCACATAACCCTACTAATAAGATTGAGCTTAAAGCTGAAGACGCGGGTGCTGTTTCATATAGTTATGTACAACTTGTAGGTGGTAAAGGGGACGCGTCTGGTGAAAACAAACCAGATCCAACTTGGGAAATTCCAAATGAAGCACCGAAATATGAGAAACCATCAATCGATTTAAACGATATCCCACTTATGCCACCCGCTCCAATCGTTGAGATTCCAGAGTGGAAAGGCGGTACAGTACCGTTTGACGCACCGCAACTTGATAAACCAGAGTGGAATGGTGGGGTAGTACCATTTGATGCACCTATCCTTGATAAACCAGAAATCAATATCGAAGATATTCCATTGTTGCCACCAGCTCCAGTATTGGACAAGCCAGAGCTTATCATTGATATTCCAAAACCACAACCAAAACCACAACCAAAACAGGATAAACCAAAACAGGATAAACCAACAGAAATCAATTCTAAGCCGTCTAAAACGACCGTAGAGCCTCAGAAAGAGCAAGTGAATGTTATTTATCAACCGCAAGAAACAGACGCACATACGCTCCCTAATACGGGTTCTGAAAGTACTCTCATTCTTTCATTCGCTGGTATGTTCATCCTTGGTGGTATGGCACGAATTGCATTGAAGCGTGAGGGTGAATAATGTCACTCATAAATAGATTTTATGAAGAATACGACAACCTCATGGTTAAATACGGTGGTGTTAATAAATTCTTCAATATCCTTGGTGATCAACGTGTAAGTGGATATATCAACCGCTCACGAAGAGACGGCACGATGCCACCACCCACGCAATTAAAACGATTTGAAGATTATATGGATAATCAGTTTCTTCTAGAATGTATGCAATACTACGGTGATAACTATTCAGAGAAGATGACCATTAAGATGGACATGGCACTGGATGAATTCCTAATCAAGCATCGCCCGAAAGGTCGAAGAAAGAAACGTGAATTATCAGTACAGTTAACGCTGGAACGTGCATGGGCGCTGGGTGCTTAATGTAAGGCTGGCAGATTGTAACAGATCTGTCAGTCATACCTCACAAACTATAAAATAAGACACTGATGCGAAGCGAGTGAGGCGCTTCAAATTGAATCGTGATAAAACTACTGGTTTTATGCCTTAACACACGATTCAAAAATGTATATCAACCTATAAATAAATAAAGGAGAGTCCTTTCTTAATTTATTATCATACAAGTAAGTCTGATATACGCTTACGACTAACATCCTATATTGGTATGAGGCTTGGAAACCTCAGAGGGTTCGATCCCCTCTATAGGATTAGGACGGGAATAGGACTCCTTATGATACATTCTTTATTTCACGCTATCGCCCCGTCCCGATAGCTGGCCAGTTGTAGTAAATAGGGTGGCGCAACTCCATCCGCTGGCCATTGCTCACTATAAATTTAGAAAGGCCCTCTAATCTGTTTTTCTAAAAGGGGGGAGCAGAGCAACTCCCCTATTTTAAAAAGGCAGATAGAGAATATTATGGAGATTGAATTAATTAAAAGATCAATTAGGCTGGATCGACAGCGACTACAAGATACAAGCAGTAACTTACTGATACAAAAAAACATCGGTAAAACGGCAGTGGTTGGAAGATCACGAGCAATTAAAGAAAGGATAAACAAAAACATTATGGCATTGGAAAAGGAATTAGTAACACTAACCAAGAAATGGTTTGTGGATCGTGACCTCGAACATGGTGGACGATTAGACAAGCAGGCTTTGAAATTGAGTGAAGAGTTTGGTGAGCTATGCGCTGGATATCTCAAGCAGAATGAGAAACTTACAAAAGATAGCATTGGTGATTGTGCGGTCGTAATTGTAGGGCTTGCATTATTGATTAAGGAAGATGTGCATAGCATTTTTGAGGAATCGGACAATATCAGACGCAAAGATGCGATGGAATGTTTTAAATTGCTAAATGCAAACATTTCAGAATTTCAACTCTCGCAGGATTTAGCAAGTAAGGAAATGTGCAGACATAATCTAGTGCGTGCGGTGGCTTATCTAAAATCAATTAGTAAGGCACTCAACTACGACTTTGCGGACTGCTTCGAGGTAGCATATAACGAAATCAAAGACCGCAAAGGTAAATGGATTGATGAAAGTTTTGTGAAAGAAGAGGATTTACCAGATGAATAGGCTCAGAGAGTTGCGGAAAGAGCGGAATTTGACAATAAAAGGGTTAAGTAAAGTTCTTGGCGTATCGGACAAAACACTATATAGATGGGAAACGCAAGGCGGTATGAAACCACTCTATGCAAAGAGCGTTGCAGAACATTTGGGAGTTAACGCTGATTATTTAATGGGGCGCTCAGATATAAAGAGTATAAAGTTAGAAGAACAAAAGCTACCAAAAAATAGAGAATACACATTGTTATTCCATGAGACTTTGGTTAATTTAATGCGTGATGCCAATATCATGACTGCTCAAGAATTAAATGACATTAAAAGAGTTGTTAGAAACTTATACGATGAATTGGTTTTAATGCAGTATGAGGCAGAAAAAAAGGAGTTAAAGAATGAATAAACAGGAATTGATAAAAATTTATGAGGACACTAGCTGTACTCTTATTTCAATTAAGGGAGTTTTGGAAGATCTGGAACAACTAGACGAACCGCAGAAACCAGTAGTAAAGCAGTTTATAGCTGATTGGTACGAAGAGCATAAGGACGATTTTGAAATTGCTCTATTTCGATGCATAGATCATATACCAAGTGTATACGATGAAGGAGATCTAAACGAATTTGAAGAATGGATCATCGACGGTGAAACCAAGCCTTTTCAAACGTTAGTCAATATGCACCAGTTTGGCTACGAGGTAGAGAAAGAGAAGCGGTATCTTGTGAAGATGAAAAACTTGAGAGCTTTGTTTTGCTATTTGGCATATATTCCAGATGAGGGTTATTGGACTTTGATGGCTAGCGGGGGGAAAAGCATTGTTATAAAACACACCCGCAAGCAGCTCGAAGAGGCTGGATTTGGAGATGTGTTTAACAGTCCGCTGTTTGAAGTTGAAGAGGTGAAGCGATGAATAAACAAGAGTTGATTGGAAATTACAAAAGAATTTCCAATTTTTGTGAAACAGTTTCGGTTAATAAAGTTATTCAAGAATTAGAACAATTGGCCGAAACGCAGAAAGTCACAGTTCCGCAGTTCGTGGCGGATTATATTGATATCTCAAAATTTTATGTACGTACTCTACATTATGCGTTAGAAAACTCACCAGAAAAAGTGAAGTTATGGCTTTGCGAAGATGAAAAGAACCGACAAGAAATTTTCGCAAGAGCTTGGCTTGACGGCTACACAGTCGAGAAAGAGAGGCGGTATCTGGTGAAGATAAAAGGGGTAGCATGTCCATATTTGAACCATGACACTATCAATGAATTGTGGTTTTACAACCAAAAAATTGAGGGTGCATATACTAAAACAAAACACACCCGCAAAGAGCTTGAAGAAGCTGGTTTTGGTTGGGTGTTTGATTGCCCGGGGATTGAGATCGAGGAGGTGGAATAAATGACGGAAACTAAAATACTTGACGCATGTTGTGGAAGCCGTATGTTTTGGTTTGATAAAAATGAAAGCCATACAACTTTCATGGACATCAGAAAAGAAAAGTTTGAAATCCATGGTAAAAAAGTCAACGTAGATCCTGATGTTATCGGTGATTTTCGTGCTATGCCATTTGAAAATAATACTTTTAATTTAGTTGTTTTTGATCCACCACATTTGAAATGGGCTGGACCTAATTCAATAATGAAAGCTCAGTATGGCCAACTTGAAAAAGAAACTTGGGCCGAAGATTTGGCTAAAGGTTTTGAAGAGTGCATGCGGGTTTTAAAAACAGGGGGAACGTTAATTTTTAAGTGGTCTGATTGCCAGGTAAATGTAAGAGAAATACTAAAGGTCATTCCATTTAAACCCTTGTTTGGACAACGGAGAGGAACAACTCACTGGATGACGTTCGTAAAATTTGAGGAGGTAACAGAATGAGACCAAACAGATACCCATATACTAAAAATCAATGGGAAGAAGAAACAACTCTAGTATGTTTCGGTGATGACACTAGTTTTAAATTGAGAGTTGAAAGAAATAGAATGACGGGGGAGACGAAACAATGTCATTGAATAAAACAAGAAAACGATTGATTAGGAAGTATCGTGGATATTCCAATGGCCGTCTTTTAGGATTGAAAATAAAAACGGCTGATGATAAGAAATGGTCAATACTTTCTCAAACTGTCGAAGATTTTGATCCAGATAGTATGGTTATGGAAGCGGGAGTTATTGATACTAGTGTCCTATCGTGTGGCGACATTAATCTGGCGAATAAGGAAATAACAGTCAGTTTTGGACTTTCCAAAAAAGGAAATAGAAAATTGAGAGAAGCTTTGAGGGGGTATTAATGGACACACAAAATTTTATCTATCTACTACTCGCACTGGTCTGGCTCTCTGGTCTGATCTGGGCTAGTGTGATTGCGTTTAGAAATAGGGGTGGAAAAGATGGAAGATGAAATAGAAAAACTCATAGGGCAGAATGTTATCTATGCTATTGCTGAGATCGTTTTTGAAGGTGCAAAGAAAGTAGAAATACCACTGGGATTTAAAAACGGATATAAATATAAAATCACAGTAGAGGAGGACAAGCATGAATAAACTATTCTATACAATCCTCGGATCTGTATCGCTGGTATTTCTGATCGTGTGCATTAATCTTAACGCACGAATTGGAAGTCTTAATAAACGTGTGAGCAATCTCGAATGGACGGTACAAGAACATGAGCTGTCTATCCAGCGATTGGCTGAGAAAAATAATGCGCAGGATGTGATTTTGAATAAGCTAAACAGCGAGTACCAGATGCGAGAACGGCAGCGTGCGGAGGAAGTTAAGGAGGCTGCTGAGAGAAACGGAGTGGGTGGATGAACGTTAAAAAGCGACTGAATAACCTCAAATTTCTTGACGACACAATCAAATCAAAGAGACAGGAAATCCTTGCTCTGGAATCTCTTGTACAAAAAGCGCAAGTATATTCTGATGAACCAAAAGGAAGCAGACAAGGGAATAAGACAGAAGAGCTGAATGTGAAAATCATTGACGAAAAAGAAAAAATCGAAAATGAAATTATGACTCTTTGGTCTGAAAGTCGGAAAACGATCAATGCCATCGACCAGCTTGAAGATCCACTTGAAAGAGCCGTGTTGCGGTACACTTATGTGAACGGCTACAACTGGATCAAGACAACAGGCCAATTAAATTGTTCACGCACAACTTTTCAACGTGCAAAAAAATCTGGCATTGAACATTTAGCTTTGAAATTATGACACAAACTGGGACATTATGGTAACGTTAATGTGCTATTATGGTAGTACGGACAAGGAGAACAGGACATCTATTCCAAGCGGTTTGAGCGTTTTTTTCAAAGTTTTATCTCCAAAAAATAGTTTTGATGATTTTTCACGTTACATACTCCTTGTCTTTCTTATTGATACCAACGGGATCGGATTAAACCGATCTTTTTTTATTTTGCCGAAAGCGAGGTGGACCAGATGGCGAAATATACAGAATGGTTGACCGATGAAGGCTTGCTTCTGATCCAAGGCTGGGCAAGAGATGGGTTAATCGATGAACAAATAGCCAAAAATATGGGTGTGGCTTATTCTACGTTTAAGGAATGGAAAAAGAAGTATTCGGCTTTTTCGGACTCCTTAAAGCAAGGAAAAGAAGTTGTCGACAGGCAAGTAGAAAATGCACTCTTTAAAAACGCAGTTGGCTTTATGTACGAAGAAGAGACGGCCACAAATGCAGGCGATGTGGTTACTGTCAAAAAGTACAGCAAACCAAATATCACAGCCCAAATCTTTTGGTTGAAGAACAGGAAGCTGAAAGAATGGCGAGATAAGCAGGAAGTAGAACAGATCAATCATAATATTGAAATAACGGTTGGTGGTTGGGATGACGATCAAACTTAATATCAGCCCGTCCAAAGTATTCAACAGACACATCTACGATCATCTATTTGACTATGACACATTTACAGAGGTCCACTACGGTGGTGCTTCGTCTGGTAAGAGCCACGGAGTCTTTCAAAAGATAGTCATTAAAGCGCTGAAAGACTGGAAGAAGCCCAGAAAGATCCTTGTACTTCGAAAGGTCGGTGCTACTGTTCGTGATTCGGTCTTTGCAGATGTACAAGCAACATTGTCATACTTTGGCATCCTGAACATGTGCAAGGTCAACATGTCTGCATTTCGTATAGAGCTGCCGAATGGTGCAGAGTTTATCTTTAAAGGGATGGATAACCCAGAGAAAATAAAATCCATCAAGGGTATCTCTGATGTTGTCATGGAAGAAGCGTCTGAATTTACTTTAGACGACTACACACAGCTCACGCTTCGTCTGCGGGACAAAGCACACAAGCAAAAGCAAATATACTTAATGTTTAACCCAGTTTCCAAAGCGAACTGGGTTTATAATGCTTTTTTTGTCAAGAAACCGAAAAATACAGTCGTTTATCAGACAACGTACAAAGATAATCGCTTTTTGGACGCTGTAACACGGGAAAATATCGAAGAATTGGCGAATCGCAACGAAGCGTACTACAAAATCTACGCTTTGGGAGAGTTTGCAACTCTTGACAAGCTGGTTTTTCCAAAATACACAAAAGTATTGCTAAATAAGGACGATTTAAGGCAAATTCCGTCTTATTTTGGCCTTGACTACGGGTTTATCAACGACCCCAGCGCTTTTATGCATGTAAAAATTGATGATGACCGCAAAAGGTTGTATGTTGTCGAAGAGTATGTAAAAAAAGGACTGACAAATGACAAGATTGCAGAGAGTATCAAGGCCCTTGGGTATGCAAAAGAGCAAATTCGAGCCGATTCAGCTGAAAAGAAATCAAACCAAGAGCTTAGAAATCTTGGAATTGGTCGGGTTATTGATGTCAAGAAGGGTGCTGGCTCAGTCATGCAAGGAATCCAGTATCTCTTGCAATACGAGTGGATAGTAGATGAACGATGTGTAAAAACCATAGAAGAATTAGAAAATTACACATGGAAGAAAGACAAGGCTACGAATGAGTACATCAACGAGCCTGTAGATAGCTACAACCACTGTCTGGATGCGATACGTTATGCAATCCAAGACAAGATCACTAAATCTAGAATCAAAACTTTCAAAGGAGGCTTTTAATTGACTAAAGTCAGAATTAACAACAAGCGACTGCTGACAGCACCTGTAAATACTGAGGTGACTGCAGAGATCGTGACAGAAGCAATTCGTTTGCATTTGAGTAGACTCGTACCAACCTATCGGGAAAACGAAAACTTATATCTATCAGATCACAAGATCCTACATGCCAGAGCTAAAGACACATGGAAGCCTGACAATCGTCTAGTCGTCAACTATGCAAAATACATCGTGGACATGTTCAATGGTTATTTCATCGGTATTCCAGCCACTGTATCACATGACGATCAAGTTATTAGTGATTATGTCAACGATTTTAGAAAATTCAACGACATGGAAGATAGCGAGAGCGAACTATCCAAGCTGGTTGATATCTTTGGCCATGCATTTTGGTATGTGTACCAAGACGAAGACGCAAATACTAGAGTGACATACAACAGCCCAATGAATATGCTGATTGTGCATGACAATTCTGTTGCAGAGCGTCCTAAATTCGCAGTACGGTACATGATCGATGAAGAGACGGGTGCAGGCACTGGTGAGGTTGTGACCGATAAGGAAATAATCTATTTCACCCTTGATAACGCTGGTGATGTGCATTTCGGTGAACGGTCAAACCACATCTATTCGCATCTTCCAATCATCGAAGTGATCGAGAACGAAGAGCGTCGAGGCATCTTTGAAAGCGTGAAGACATTGCTTGACGCTCTCAACAAAGCGGTCAGCGAGAAAGCAAATGATGTTGATTACTTCGCAGATGCTTACCTGAAAATCATCGGCATGGAGCTAGATGATGAAGTAAGTTCTAGCATCCGTGATAATCGTGTATTTAATTTGTGGGGTGAAAGTGGCAGTCAGTTAGATGTTGACTTCCTGCAGAAGCCAAACGCAGACCAAACTCAAGAAAACCTCATTGTGCTACTGCGTGATGCGATCTTTAATATCTCAATGGTTGCCAATCTGTCAGACAAAGACTTTGGTAATAGCTCTGGGACTGCCCTTGCATACAAGTTACAAGCAATGGACAATCTCGCTAAATCAAAAGACCGCAAAATGCAGTCTGGGTTTAATCGCTTGTACGAGGTTGTCTTGTCAGTACCAACTACGCAAGTACCAGCAGATGCATGGTCTGAACTTAATTACAAGTTTACTCGTAACGTGCCTAAGAACACGCTAGAAGAAGCGCAAATCGTAAGCCAATTAAATGGCCAAGTGTCAGATGAAACAAAACTTTCTTTCTTGTCTATCGTCCAAGATCCAAAAGAAGAGCTTGAGCGAATGGAAGAAGAAAGCAAGAAAGACAGTGAACTGTATCAGCAAATGGCTCTAAATGAGCGCATGAGTGATCTTGCAATCAACAAGGATGCAGAAGAAGGCAACAAAGAAAAGGACGGTGTAGAGGATGACAGAGACCGTCAGACAGAATAGTTACTGGCGTAACCGTGTTGAGCTAGAGCAGAAAGAAGCAATCAAGCGTGATGAAGATTATGCGACTGAGTTGAAAAAGATGCATGATTACTACTTCAACGAGATTGATAAGGAAATCAGAACGTTTATCAATCGCTATGCTGAAAAGAACGGGAATATTCCCTACTCTGAGGTTGTAGCACGACTTGATGCAATGGATGTTGCTGCATTTGCTGAGAAAGCTAAACGCTATGTTGAAGAGAAAGATTTTGGTGCGATAGCTAACAGAGAGTTGGCTATCTACAACCTTAAAATGCGAGTATCAAGGCTTGAAGCTCTGCAACAAGAGCTAGACTTGCAGATGATTGCTCTTGCAAACGAGGAAGAAAAGAAGACAGGCAACTTTTTGAAAGGCGAATACTTGCAAGGGCTAAAAAGTCAAGCTGGTATTTTGGGAGTGTCAGAAGGTGCTACGGTCTCTACTGCGATGAAGCAGGCTATAGATCGTAACTTCAACGGTGCTACTTGGTCTAGTCGTATCTGGGATCGTCAAAATGCTCTTCGAGACATAGTCAAGAAAGCAACTGCTGACTTACTGGTTCTTGGCAAGAATCCAACACAGATTATTTCAAAGTTACGTAAAGAATTTGGAGTATCTGCCCATCAAGCTAAACGCTTGGCAGTCACAGAAGGCTCACGGGTAGCGATGGCAGCGCAAAAAGATAGTCTGGAATCACAAGGCTATGATGAATATGAGTACATCGCAGAGCCAAGTGCTTGTAAGATATGCGCTCCGTTCGATGGAAAAATCTTCAAGGTATCTGAAATGGAATCTGGGCGCAACTGCGCTCCGATGCATCCATTTTGTCGGTGTAGTGTTGCTGCTCATTATTCAGGCTTCGGTGAAAAAGTTAAACAGCAAACCAAAGCTGTTGATAAAGTAGAAAAAGAGGAAACTCACAGCTTCGGAGATTCTTTTGGAAAAGGTTTAGATTTAGCACAAAAAACATTACAAAACTTTGTTGACAACGCTAAAAAGTGGTATAATAATCACATAGAAAGTAGACTGACACCAGAAGAAATTGAATTTTCTAGCCATGTGCTGAAAAAGGTGATTGACAACAGTGCATATTCAATGCGCTTTAAGTCTGCAAATATTGACAAACTGATAGAATCTGGAAAATTCATGAATCAGTTTGAAACTGGCACAAGCGGTGGGACTGTCAACACGAAGTACAGAAGGCAAGCCACAAATCAATTGTTTGGTTTGTCTGGCAAACGCTTGAAGAAATCCGAGTTTGAAAAGTATGGCTACTTTGGGAACAAGGATGCTATCAAAGATTACACCCACAACTCGACAAGCTGGGGCGGTGTTGGTCAATATGGTGATGTTATCATCCACTTTGCAAAAGACAAGGTGGCAAACAAGACAACATTCACAGTAAACAACAGCCTTGGCCCTGCGGTCTATCAAGAACTTGTTGCAGACAATCCAAATAGACCGAATTTGGTTGGTATCGATAAAGAGTTGCTAAAAGAAACGGTAGATTTGTTAAAAGCTGGAAACATCAAAACACCAGAAGAAGCGAGCAAGGCTCTTGGTGTCCGTTATTTGGAGACTCAATATCATGGTGAAATAGGAGTATCTGATATTTCTAGTATGTACTTCACAAATAACAAACCAAACGAGAAGCAAATTCAGTCATTGAAAGAATTCGGTATTAACTTGTATGTGAAAGAAGGTGATCAATTTGTTAAAATTGAATAAAATCATCGGTGTCGATGAATCAAAAAATAATATATTGGTCACTCTCGAAGATGGCCGAAGCGCATTGGTGGATAAAGAAAGAAAAGGCTTTGTTGTTGAAATCCTTTTAGATTCTTTTTATAAGTGGATGTCTTTTCCAAACGAACCAACTGCAGAAGATCAAACAGAAGTTATTGAGATCTTAACAAATCCAAAAGGTTTTGCATTTGGCCCTTTGGCAGAACGCTATCTCACGGACGAAAAACTGAGACACGAATTTGATGCCATGAAGAAAGAAGCGGGGTACGCTTATTAAATATATAAAAAGTCGTAGCAATACGGCTTTTTTTGTTGTCAAAAAACAGAAAGAGAGGAGCGCCTTGAATATTTGGAACATAGTATCAGTCACTGCAGGGGTTGTCTGTTTATTTCTTATCCTCGTATTTGGATATGCGATGACAATCGGCCTACTGTCAGGGATTGATGAAGTTAAACGCAAAAACAGAGATTGAGAGGTGATCCAGCATCTTGACAAGCAGGAATAGACTGCTATTTTATCGCATAATCCAACCAGTCGAAAGGCTGGTTTTTATTTTGTCCAAGCATTGATGACTTTAAAAGCTATGGAACACAACACAGTCAGGGATGACTTTAAAAATAGGAGGTTCGCATGAACAAAGAAACAGAAGTAGTCGAAACGGTTGAAGATGTTGAAAAGGTAACGGCCGAACCAGAAGAACATCAAGAAGAACCGAAAGACGAAAAGAAGTACACGGACGCAGATGTTGACAAGATCATCAACAAGAAATTTGCAAAGTGGAAAGAAGAAGCTGAAAAAGCTGAGAAAGAAGCTGAGAAGTTGCGCAAGATGAACGCTGAGCAAAAAGCAGAGTATGAAGCTAAGAAACAAGCTGAACGCATTGCCGAATTGGAAGCACAACTCAATCGCAACGGACTCGAAAAAGAGGCTTCTAAGATGCTATTTGAAGCTGGAATCACAGCCGATGAAACAGTGCTTGACTTTGTTGTACGCAATAATGCAGAAGACACACAACAATCAGTGCAGTCGCTCATTGGTCTTGTAAATACTCTTGCAGAAGCAAAAGTACAAACAATGCTAGTTGGTAAAACACCAACCAAGCAAGAGGAAACTGGTCAAGGGATCACCAAGGAGCAATTTCGTAAGATGGGCTATCAAAGCCGCAATGAACTGTTCCAAACGAACCCAGAACTATATAACCAATTGAAAGGATAATTAATTTATGCCACAAGGAATTACTCAAAAAGCTACTATGGTAGTGCCAGAAGTCATGGCTGACATGGTCTCAGCTAAATTACCTAAACTAATCAAATTCACACCGCTCGCTTATATCGACAACACGCTTGTTGGACAACCTGGCGACAAGATCACTGTACCAAAATGGGAATACGCTGGAGATGCAGCAGAAGTTGCAGAAGGTGTAGCAATTACTTTGGACCAATTGACTACTAAAAAGTCTGAAATGACAATCAAAAAGGCTGCTAAAGGGTATGAAATCACAGACGAAGCCCTTCTTTCAGGTCTTGGAGATCCAATCGGACAAGCAGTATATCAAGCATCTCTTGCCCTTGCTAACAAGATCGACAACGACCTTGTAGAAGCTGCGAAAGGCGCAACTCAACACGTTATTGAAACAGCTACTACTGTTGACAACTTGCAAAAAGCCCTTGACATCTTCGAAGACGAAGACGATGCATCTTATGTTGCTTTGCTCAACCCTGCAGACGCTGCTGCTCTTCGTAAAGATGCGGCTCAAAACTGGACTAAAGGTTCAGAACTCGGTGCTGAAACAATTGTGAACGGAACATTCGGTGAAGTTCTTGGTGTTCAAATCGTCCGCACAAACAAAGTAGAAAAAGGTAAAGGCTTCCTCGTAAAAGTCTCTGCTGATGCTACTGATACAGACGATGTGAACAAATACGGTGCATTTGTTATTGCATTGAAACGTGATGTAATGGTTGAAACTGACCGTGACATCTTGAAGAAAGCAACTGTCATTACCGCTGACAAACACTATGGAACATACCTCTATGATCCATCACGAGTTGTCAAATTCGGTGAATAATTTCAAAAGGGGGTGACAACGTGAGCATGCTACTACGTTATCACTATCAACAAAGCGAACCAGTCGAACCTGAAAAGACTGAAAATGTTGCTTTGGAAGATATGACGCTAAAGGATTTGAAATCTTTGGCGAAAGAAAAAGGTGTTGAAGGCTATTCCACGCTTGCAAAAGCTGAATTAGTCGAAGCATTGAAAGGATGATTTGATTATGTCGTACATCGATAAAGTAAAGGTGCTGTTGAATATCGAGGACGACTTGCAGGACAAAATGCTTGGTTTAATCGAGGAGATGACAACCCAGCACTTCACTGCTTATACTGGAGATTTTGGAGTACCAGAGAAGTTTGATTACATGATTATCGAGATCATGATTGAACGCTTCAACCGCATTGGGTCGGAAGGCTACTCTAAGAAAACACTCGAAGGCTTGACTCTTGAATTTAATCAAGATGATTTTGCTCGATTTAACAAGATCTTAAAACGTGAGTACCCGTCTATCCTTGAAAATCGAGGATTTAAGATGCTATGAGAGAAAGTGAACGTGTTGAACTCGTATTTCAGGCTGGGAAGCCTAAATATGATCCAGAATTAGGACGAATGAGCAACGCAGAGCCTACTAAGAAGGTATTGCCTTGTTTTATCTCTGAATTAGGGCTGGAATTAAAAGTTAAACTGCTTGATAAAGTCGATGTAGATGCCAAAGTATTGCGTTTTAACCACGTTATAAATAGCCCTGCATCGTCCGTTATTATCGCTGACAAGCGCTATAAGGTTATCAGCCGAAAGAATCCAGAACGACGCTCTACAGTCTTGTATGTAGCTGAGGTGATGGGTTAATGTTTGATATTGATATTAACGATGGAGGGGCAACCCTCTTTTTTGCGCAAGCAGTTAAATTTGACGCACACGAGATCTTAAAAGATCATGGCTCACGCTTGCATAGACGGGCAGTAAGAAACGCTGTCTTTACTCGTGGATATTCTACGGGTGCTACAAGACAGTCTATACATCTTACTGTTGGTCGTGATGAAGCCAAAGTCAAGACTGGTACAGATTATTCGGGTTATGTCGAAGTAGGAACACGCAAGATGGAAGCTCAGCCGTACATGGGGCCAGCGCTGGAAGAAACTATTCCAGAGTTTGTTGCAGATTTAGAGAAAGGAATGGCAGGTAAATGAAACAGCCAGATCAACAATTATTTGACGAAATTTACAAGCGCATTTCCTCGCTTGGCTATGATATTTATCTTGCCTTACCAGATATGTCTGCAAAATATCCATTTTGTGTAATGGGTGACACGCATTTGATGCCAAACCCTACTAAATCGGGGTTGATTGGTCTAGTAAGCACGAGAGTGCATGTCTGGGACGATATCAACAATCGCAGACGATTGTCAGACATGATCTATAAGATTCAAAATGAATTGAGCAAGATCAATCGCATTGAGAACAGAAGCTGGTCTATGGGCCTCTCTAGTAATAGTCAAATCATTAAAGACAACAGCACAGAAGAAACTCTTTTCCATGCAGTGATTGACATGGAATTTAAATTTGTTTAAACGAAAGGAAAAAACTAAATGGTATTAGAACCACAAAAAGGTAAAGATCGGATTTTGATGTTCCGCAAAAAAGGCGACAAAACTGCTGCAGCAAAACTTGCTTTGCAAACTGAACACAAATGGGAATACGAACGTAAAACAGATAGCACTAAAACTAAAGACGGTGCTATTTCTGCTGCTGGTGGATTGGAAGTTACACTCTCAATCGAAGCAGTTGCGTCTCGTGACGAATTGAATAACATGCTTAAAAACTCTGTAATCGAAGGTTATGAGTTGGAAGTATGGGATATCGACCTTAAAGGCGAAAAACAAGGTGCGAAATACCCAGCATTGTATGCCATCGGTAAATTGAGCAAGTGGGAAGTTCCTGCCAACGTTGAAGATCTCATCACTTTGCAAACTGAAATGGCAATCGATGGTAAACCAGTGCCAGGATATGCAACACTTACTGCAGAACAAGAAGCAGAAGTGCTTTATGCATTTACTGACACAACTGCTATCGGATAAGCAGTAATAACTATGAGGGCGAAAGCCCTCTTTTATTTTTATTAAAAAACACAAAGAAAAGGAAAAATCATAATGAAAACATTGACAATTAACGAACGTGAACACGAATTATCTTTTGGTATTGCATTTATCCGTGAACTTGATAAAAAATTCTGCTCTAGCGTGAATGGAATGAATTTTGGAGCTGGTGTCCGTTCTGCGGTTGTGTATCTCTTGGACGGAAACCCAACAATCTTGGTTGACATCATTCAGGCCGCAACTATCACGAATCGGAGCAAACTTTCTGAAAAGGATATTGAGAAATGGCTTGAAGAACAGGATGATCTCGATGTTGTCTTCGATGATTTTTTAACATGTTTCAAGACCTCAAAACTGACCAAGAAGACAACGATGGCGATCGTGGAAGCGGTGGAACAAGCCTAAAAAAAGCCACGGTCGAACTCACTTCTGAACAGACTTATGAAGATCTGATGGCAACTATCTTTGCTTTCTTTGGCATCACAGACTATGTGACCGCCCAACGCATGACGCTGAAAGAATTTAATATCAGACAACGTGCAAGAGACATGCAGATGTTAGACGAAGAAAAGAGAGTGTATTTACTCGCTTTTCAGATTCGACAAGCACAAGCTAGTAAGAAAGATGGAAGATATATCTTTGAGAAGTTCGAAGACTTTTACAACGAAGAAGAACGACGCAGAACAGTCTTGAATAGATCACAAGGCCCTGCAGTTAATCAAGAACTGATCGAGATCGCCAAAAGACTTCAAAAGAGGCGAAAGGAAGGAGGTATAGATGGCTGATAAGTCCTTTAAAGTAGAAGCCGTGCTGAAAGCCACTGATGCGGGTTATTTTGCAACGATGCAAAAAGCAGGCTCTGCGGTCGAAGGTCTCACGCAAAAGGCTGGAAAAGCTGGATCTAATATTTTTGGTTCACTTGAGAAAGTCGGAAAAGGGATGACGATTGCAGGGGCAGCAACCACTGCAATGGGTGTAAAAGCAGTTAAAGGCTTTGGAGACTTCGAGGCATCACTCAACAAGGCAGCTATCGTAGCTGGTGGTACATCTAAAGACATCGAAGGTCTGGCAGATGTAGCCAACAGAATGGGTAAAGACTTGCCACTGTCTGCACAAGATGCAGCAGATGCAATGATTGTCATGGCCCAGAACGGTGCAAGCCTAGAAACTATTAAGAAGATTTTCCCAGCAATCGCACAAGCAGCAACTGCCTCTGGTGCCGATTTGGTCACAACTGCTGGGGTTGTACAACAAGCAATGAACGTTTGGGGCGATAGTATCGGATCTGCAGAACAGGCTGCAGCCGTATTGACTCAAACAGCAAACGTATCTAATGCATCTGTCGAGAGCATGGAACAAGCCTTATCAAACGTGGCAAGTTCCTCTCGATTGATGGGTGTGGATATGAAAGATGCATCTACTGCGATCGGTTTGATCACTAACACTGGTATGTCTGCAGCACAAGCATCTCAAGACTTGAACCACGCTATGCTCAAGATGGCAGCGCCATCTAAAAAAGCAAGTAAGCTGATGAATAGCCTTGGTTTGAGCTATACGGATGCTGCTGGTAACATGAAACCGTTCAAACAGATTCTGATTGAAGTAAACGATAAGATCAAAGACATGTCACAGTCTGAGAAAGCTGCGACATTGAAGACCTTGTTTGATACATCAGGGATGCAAGCTATCAGTCCATTGCTTGACAGTATTTCAAACAAAACTAAAGATGCCACTAAATCATGGGATGCCGCTAGAGGCTCGCTCGAAGAGGTATCTCGTTCACAAGGTGACGCTGCCGCTTGGCTTGCTAGACAAGCAGAGGACATGCAAAATAACGTAGGTTCTAAACTTGAGCAAGTCGGTGGATCGTGGGAAGCCTTGCGTAATAAGGTTATGGCATCGAATAAAGGGATGCTCACAGGCTTATTGTCTGGAACATCCAAAACCATTGAATGGGCAACAGAAAGCGACAATGCAGTTGCCAAGGTCATTCGTGGCTTCGTTGGTATGTCTCCAGTTGTAGGGCCTGCAATGACTGCGATTGGCACAACTATGACACAGACACGCTCAATTGTTAGCGGTTTGGGTTCTGCGTTTAGTGCGGCAAAGACAGCAATGACCTCTGGATGGGGGTTGATTGCAATCGGTATCGCACTAGTAGCAAAATATTTCATTGATCTATACAAAAATAGCGAGTCATTTAGAAACAAAGTCAATGCAGTGGTCAAATCAGTACAATCTGGTTTTTCAGCCCTAGCAAGCAAAATGAAACCAGTCGTTGATGGCATTAAGAAGATGTTCAGTGGGGTTCCAAATGCTGGTGGTCTTCTCGGCGCAATTAGTGGTGCTGGTCTGGCTATCGGTGGGTTGTTTATGGTTCTGAAAAAGAATCCATTCGCAGCGTTTGCATCTAAAGGCCAACAATCAATGGGATTGCTTTCTAAACTCAACCCATTCAAGGGATTGGGTGCTAAAGCTACTGCTGAGTCAAAAGGAGTAGAGAACGCATTTAGGCAATCCGATGGAGTTATCAAGCAAATCTTCACTGGTCTTGGTGAAGGTATTAAATCAGCTCTTTCGGGGGTTGCTATTGCTGCGAAAGGTATTGGCTCTGGTCTTGCTACTGCGTTTCGTGGTATCGGTCAAGCGCTTGCGATGGCTAACCCAGCAAATATCCTCGCATTATCTGTTGCTATCGTAGCAGTTGGTGCTGCAATGGCTCTAGCTGGTATGCAAGGGGCTGGAATTGCTCAAATCCTACAAGGAATTGGTAGTGTAATTGAATCTGTCGGGCAAGCGTTCGCTAGTGTAGCAACTGCAATCATTAGTGCATTTGCTCAGGCTATTGTAACAGTAGCCCCAGCTATTCAAGCATTCATCCCAGTTATCAAGGCTGTCGGTTCTGCGATTGCAGAAATCATTACCGCTGTAGGTGGTGTTGCCCCTCAATTGGCTGTATTAGTCAATGCATTTGGTACATCATTCAGCGCTATTATTCAAGCAGTTGGTTCTGCGGTTCAACAAATCGCATCTGGTATTTCTCAAATCGTGACAGCACTTGCTCCGATCGTAGAAACTATCGGAAATGTGATTGTTAAAGTAGCTGAAATCATCATGACGAACTTGCCACCAGTTCTACAAGCGGTAACTCCACTTGTGGAAGTGCTTGGTAAGGTCTTCACGACCACGGCACAGATCATTGCGGATGCGATTGTGCGAATCGTCCAAGTGCTACAACCAGTTATGCCAGCAGTCGCACAGATTGCGCAAGCGGTCGGTCAAGCAGTATCTTCTATTGCTCAAGCATTTGCTTCGATTGTCGGACAGATCGCACCAATTATCAACAGCATTGCAAACCTATTTACAAGTGTAGGTAACGCAATCAAGACTGCATTGAGTCCTGTTACTCCAATTCTTCGAGAATTTGGTAATGTGGTTAACACTGTGTTTAAAGGTGCATCTAATGTAATTAAATCGTTTGGCCAAGCTGTTAAAAGCATCTTGGACGGTGTCTCTGGTGTCATCAAGTCGATTGGTGGGGCTATCAAGGACGCTGGTGAAGGGTTCAAGCGTTTTGGACAAGGTGTAAAACTCGCAGGAGATCACGGACTACAAGCGGCCGCTGGTATCGGTGCAGTTGCTGCAGCGGTTCTCGGCCTTGGTGGTGCATCTGCTGGTGGGAACTTGAATGGATTCCGTGCTGATTTGGACAAATTAGACACGGTTATGTACAAGATCGGTAGTCGCAATGTAGGATCTATCTTCACACAGATGGCCTCTGGTATGCGATCTGCGGCCTCTGCGGTCAATCCACTTGCAAACGGTCTGCCAAAAGTTGCGACAGCAATGACGACAATTGGCCCTGCTGCAACAGCATCATCTAGTGGCATCCGATCATTTGGCACAGGATTCCAACAAATGGCATCCGCTGTTACTCGCTCTGCAGTGATGTTTACAATGCTAAACAGTCAGTTTGCATCATTCGGATCCGCTATTATAAATGCTACATCGTCATTGAGTGGATTTAACACAATGATTACCAGTGTGCAATCTGGATTCACGTATATCATTCAATCGATCACATCCTTTATCTCGGTATTAACAAGCCTTGGAAGTAGTATCCGTACAGTTCAAACGACTATAGCGCAACTTGGTACATCAATGGTACAATCTGCGTCTGGATTCTCACAACTTGGTAATGCTATGCGTACAGCTATGTCACAAGTTGTTACTGCGGTTAACACTGGAATCCAGCAAGCTAGATCTGCGCTATCTCAAGGCTTTGCAAGCATGAGTACAGTTGTATCTACTTCGATGAACAACGTAGCAATTAGTGTAAGAATGGCTATGACCACAATGAACATTTCTGTCACACAAGGAATGACTCAGATTGGTGCATCTATCAGAACCTCCATGACTTCTGTCAGCTCTATGATGCAAGCGATGTTGAATAATATTGTGACGACTATTTCAATGTCATTCCAGCGAATGACCATGACGATCACAATGGCAATGATGCAAGCAAGTATGGCAATTCAGTCTGGTATGATGCGCATGACCATGACGATGACTACCAGCGGTATGCAAATGGCCCAAATTGCACAGCGAACTGGCCAACAGATTTCACAAAATATCACTAACGGTATTAGAAATGGTGTCGGTAGTGCTAGAAGTGCGATGCACTCAATGATGCATGCTATCCAAGCGGTTGGAATGGCTGCAGTTGGTACAATGCGATCAGTCGGTAGCATGATCGGTCATGGTTTGGCACAAGGTATGTATTCTGCCCTCGGTGCAGTGACTGCTGCAGCAAATGCACTCGTTGCACAAGCAGAACGTGCTGCGCAAGCAAAAGCTAAGATCCACAGTCCATCACGGCTGTTCCGTGATAATGTCGGTAAGTTTTTGGCTCTTGGTGTGGCCGATGGTATTGATCGCAACGCATCGGAAGTATCAAAATCAATGGAGAATTTGATAGACGATGCATCACAATACACTGCAAGCAATCCTCTTGGCTCTGGATTTGATTACAACGGTGTGATCAATCACGAGATCAAAGAAGCTGACAGCCAAAATAAACCAATGCAATTAACTCTTGAATTGGGTGGTCGTGCATACTCCGCATTTGTAGAGGATATCACTACTGCACAAGGCAAGAGAGAACGAATCAGATTAAAGACAAGTCCTCTGTAAAATGAGGGCTTTGCCTTTTTATAAAAATGAAGAAAGGGGGAAAAATGTATAATTTCACAGATACAAACGAGATTTTAAAAAGCTATGAAATGGGAATCCAGACTACTTTCAACGGCAAAACGCTAGAGCGTGAGCTTACGAATGCAAATGGAGCATTTCAGACTGTCATGATTTCTGGTCGTGGTGTCGTAGACCAAGAACATCAAACTGTTGATGTGACTGGTCGTGATGGTAAAGTCTTTAGGCGCAAATCTTACAAAGAACGTGAAATTGAGATCACTGCTTTAATCTCTGGAATCAATAATTCAGCTTTTCGGCTACAATTTGAAAAACTGAACGAGCTACTAGATACGAATGAACCAAGTGATTTGGTCTTTGGCGATGAACCAGATCGAATCTACAAGGCACAGTTTGAGTCTGCAGATATTCCAGATGAGGAAAGCAACCAACAAATCATTAAATTAAAAATGATCTGTTACGATCCAAAGAAACTCACGAACAAAAAGACTGTAACTGGCAATCAGGTCAATTATGCAGGAAGCAAAGAAACGTTTCCTAAAATTTCTTTTACTGTTGGTGTGAACGTGAATGAAATCAATCTTCTACATGTTGAACAGCAGAAGTACATTCGATTGAAGGGTACATATACACAAGGAAATCGCATTGAAATTGACATGAAGGAACGCACGATCAAGCTAAATGGCAGAAATGAGCTTAAAAATTTCGATATGGTGAACAGCAGATTTTTCTCTTTGCAAAAAGGGGCTAATACTTTAAGATTGACCCCATCAAGTCAGTTGACGATTGAATATAGTGAGGTGTATCAATGATTTATTTATTTAACAATAAAGAAGAGTTGATCCACATCATCAAAGAACAAGATCTGATCGAATTTACTCATAAAATCGAGATTAATACGTTTGATGCTGCAGAATTTGAATTGCCTATTGAGGCAATCGACAAAGAAATCATCGAACAGATGCGATTCTTTGGTTTCTTCGTGCGAGGTCGTCAATTTGGGGTGTTTAAAGCCTATGAAGTGACTATGGATGATAATTACACCATCAAAGGTCTCGATCGTGCAGAGAGCGACCTGCGTACGGTCCGAATCATCAAAGATAAGCGACTACAAAATGTCACTGCAGACCAAGCCTTGAATGTAGCATTAGAAGGCACAGGCTATCAATTAGGTGAAAGAGAAGGTCTTACCAAAGTAAACAAGACCAACTTTTACTACATCAGCCCTCGTGAAGCTCTCGTGAAGATTATCGAGGCTTTTAATTGCGAATTTCGTGTACGATATGAGTTTGTAGAAAATAAGATCATCAACCGCTACATTGATCTGTATCATCGGCAAGGTTCATACTCTGGTGTCCAATTTGAGTACGGAAACAATGCTCTTGAAGTCACGATGGAAGAAGACTCTGACAATGTTGTCACTGCTCTTATTGGTCGTGGTAAAGGTGAGGAATCAACAGATTCAGAAGGCAATGCCACTGGCGGGTATGGTCGAAGGATTGAGTTTACCGATATTGTCTGGACGAAAGCAAGTGGCAAGCCTATTGATAAGCCTGCTGGACAAAATTACATCGTTTTGAATGATGATATTGAGAACAAGGGACTATACCAAAATGGCGAGTTAAAACATCGCTGGGGTGTATTCGTTGATGAAGAAATCGAAGACAAAGAAGTCTTACTTCAAGCGACATATCAAGAACTTCTGAGGCTCAACAATCCTATTCGCAAGTACAAAGCAAGCATCTTGGATCTACGAGATGACATTTGGCTTGGGGATCGTGTCGCAATTGTCAAGGATTCTGCAAAATTGTCCTTTGAAGCCCGTATCTTCTCGATTACGATTGACAAACTCAATTTTGACCAGTCAGAAGTTGAACTCGGTGATTATGAGACTTTGAAAAGTCAGTCGCAAAGTAGCTCACTAAATGCTATCAAGGAAGCTGTCAGAGAGTTATCAGAAGAACAAGAGGCTTACAATCGAAAAGTCCAAGAGCTGATTGATAACAAGAACGCAGAAATTGCTGAGAAAATGCGTGTGATGCGTCTTGACATGGACAACGGCATTGAAGATGCCAAAAACAAGGCTGAGAAAGTAAAGCAAGAAGTCGCTGCCAAAGTTGATGAAACGGTTAAGGTTGCAAGTCAAAAAGCAAAGAACGAAATTACACAAGAGTTCAATGCACAATATGGCGACATCACTGTCAAGATGGAAGAGTTAAAGTCTACTACCGACCAGTTGAAAACTAGTGATGTGGACATCAAGAAGCTGGTCAATGACTTCAAAGCTCAGGCACAAAGCCAATTTGCCGGAGTCCAAGGCACACAATCACGCTTTGAGCAGACCACAGAAAAAGCCATCTCTGACCTGACCAATGTCACAAATGGCAAAGCAGATCGCTCTTATGTTGAACAGACGGTGGCAGGGGTTAAAGAAGAATTCACCTCAATAGGTGTTGGTGGCGGCCCTAACATGCTCCGAAATTCCAGAGCAGATGAGGGGCTGAAATATTGGACTGAAGCTAATGGGCGATTGAGTTTCACAACTCACACTTTTTATTTTAACGGCCAAAAGAAAATGTTTTCTCTAAGACCAGGAGCAATTGTTCAAAGCCCACGTTTTATCGTTAAACGTAATGCTGATTATATGCTCAACATGCTCGGTTTTGACGCTAACTCAAAGAGTTTTAAAGTTTATTTTTGCAAACGTAAAAAGGGAAGTACAGCGGATTTTGAAGGAAAACAATTAATTTTCGAAAAAAACGGAAGCCCGATTTTTGATAGTTCTATGGCTGTTAAAAAATCATTTAAGCTTAACGTAGGTGATTTTGACGATGGCTACTTGCAATTTGAATATGTTGGAAATGACAATGGCAGATGGGCCGGCCTATTTATGACAGAACTTGACTTCTACGAGGGTATAAATGACCGCAAATGGCAACCAGCCCCAGAAGATCAAAATTACCTGGTAGAACAGGCACAGGCAACATTTGAGCAGACCATTCAAGGCCTATCTACTCAATTAACAAAATTAGAGACTAAGACTGGCCCAAGTGGTGAACTTGAACAGCGCATGCTGACTTATTCTGAAAAAGCTGCTGTAGACGCTGTGAAAGCAACCAGACAGATTCTAGAACAAGGGTATGTTGCTAAATCTCAATACACCGAAGATGTAGCTGGAATCACAAGAAGATTTGATGAAATTGTGCAAGCAGGAGAGAACCTTCTTAAAAACAGCGGTAATCCTCAAAATGTAGATGGTTGGGGTTACTACGAACCTGGTTCAAATCCAGAAGTTACCACATCAACCATTCCAATATACTACAATGAATCAAGGAAGCTCTTCAAGCTTGATAATTCAACCAATAGTGAAAAAGTTGCAGCATCCCAGCGCTTCAGCATCAAAAGAAATACAACTTACACTATTTCATTTGATGCGATTGGATCAGACAATCTTAAATCTGCCACATTCTACTTTTTGGCAAGGAAGAAAGGCGAGACGGGAACCTTTACAAAAGTATTCACACTTGCTGACAAGATCACTGTGCCACAAGACAGAATCACACGCTACTATTTCACAATCAATTCCGAAGACTATGATGAAGCGTTCTTGCGTTTTGACAATAATGGATCATCGAACGGGCAACCAGCAAGCCTCTACTTTGGCGACATTGATGTGTATGAGGGATCTATCAAGAGAGCCTACCAACCGCCAACAGATGACGGTTCATCCGTAATTGAAGCTAAACTTGCCGAATACAAACAGACGGTAGATGGACAATTCACGACAATCACCAATCAAATGGGTGACATGTTGAGAAAAACAGACATCCAGATCACACCTGGACAGATTAGTTTTGGTGTTGGTAAGGAAATTAGTGGAAGAACCATCAGTTCCTTGCTAGTACAAGAGCCAGAGTCTATTGCTTTAATTGCAAAATTGATTAAAGTAAAAGGGGACATGGTAGTTGATGGTTCAATCACAAGCCGGCATCTAGCTTCTGCAAGTGTCCGAACAGGTCACATGGAATCGGAATCAGTAACAACTCAGATTCTTGCTTCCAACGCAGTCACTGCTGACAAATTACTTGTGGACTCCGCCATGATTAACAAGCTAGTATCCAATCAAGCATTTATCAGAGAGCTTACATCGCAAAAAGCTTTTATCACGCAACTTGCGTCAATAGATTTCTCTGCAGAACGAATCCAAGGCGGTCGATTGTTATCTACAAATGGAGCTACTGATTTCAATTTAGAAAATGGGACCATTAATTTCTACTCAAACAAAGGATCCATAAAACGAATAGATGATACAACTTCGTCTCAATTCATTAGATTGGAACAAGGCGACTTCAGAGGCGAACGTGTCATTGATAGAAAAGCCGCACGAATTGTCGTTGGAACAAACCATGACAAAACAGAGAGCGTGGAAAACGCTACGTTTTCCGGTACTCGATTGTGGTCAGGAAGTGGAAACGGAGAAAAAGAATCATTTTATGAAGTAGTCGCAGACCGCATTGCATTTTATGCAAATGGACAGTATCGTAGCCCTTGGTTGTTACACAACAACACAAGGGACCTAAATACATATCTAATTCCTCTCAATGAAAACAATGTTAAACACATTATCGGACGTGGTGACAAGCATTTTCACGCTGCTTATATAGATAATGTATATGTTGGAAAAGAGGCAAGAAATGTAGCTGGTTACCTTTGGGACATATTGACATGTTTCGGAATACTTGCACGATACGGCTGGGATACAAAGAATCCAAGTTTCCAGAGCCATACAAGAGATAACTTAATTAACAAATACGGATTCAGATAGGAAGGAATGCAATGAACGAAAATAATTATGTAGCAATCATAACGGAACTAGCAAATCAACTAGCTAGTAAGTCGATCAATGAGGCTGAATTTAAGGTTCGCCTTACTGAGTCACAGCAACTTGTAGCGCAACTTGCTCAGGAAGTTGAAAGCTATCGCTCTGTCCTTGAATCTGATAAAGATTTGAAGGATCTTTTTGAAGAAATTAAAAACAAAAACGAGGTAACAAACTAATGGATTATAAAGTACAATTTAAATCATACGATGCAGTAGCCAACACTACGAAAGTAGCAATCAAGCAAGATTTTCCATATCGTGTATTTGAGGAAATTTTGCCAACGAACCGCATGACCGAAGATGATGCGACACTGGTTGAAGCAGTCTTGAACATCGTCCGCATGGAATTGGACACATCTGGCGCTGTTGTGACAATCAAGAAGGAACTGGACAAAGCTGTAGAAGCTAACAAAGATGCCATTGCTAAGATCCAAGAATTGACCAAGGAAAAAGAAGAGATGGTTCAACAAATCCAAAGCATCAAAGCAGTGGCTGATTGGTCGGTTCTCGCTCGTGTAACAGATACAGACAATCCAATTGATCCAACTTTGTATGCTCGTGGATTGGAATTGGTAGAAACTGGCCAAGCTGGAAAAGAATACAAGGCACACGACATCTTTGTTGTTAACAATCCAAATCACATCGCTAAATATGGTGAGGGAACTCGTGTGCTTGTGCAAGTAAACTCTGACTTCACTTACAATGGCGAAAGCGTAGAAGAACTCGAAGGTAAATTGTCGCAAGATGGAAAACTTGCAGTCTGGAAATGGGAACTTCCAAAGGAAAATAAACCAGCGCAACCAAGCGGAGATCTTGAAACACAACCAGTGGCTACGGCTACACCACAACCCTTAATCTAGTAGAAGGGGTGGTGACCGATTGAGTTTGGCAGATCTAATCGCACACCTCGGGCCAACACTTACAGCAGTTGCTTCTGGCTGGTTCGGCATGAAGGCTGTCACTGCTTCCAATCTCAGTAAGAAACAATTTGATGAGATCAAAGATGAGTTAGGCTCTATCCAACACGCTGTGGAAACAGTCCAAGAAGTTGGCGAGGACAACAACAAGAAGATTGATGAAGTAAACGAAAAATTAGCAGTACACGATGAAGCGCATCTAGTCACGATGTATTTAAGACTAGAGCGTGATATCAGTACAGCTATTAAGCGTGGATATACCACTGTACACGAGTCCGATATCATTCACAAAATGCATAAAAGCTATAAAAAACTCGGTGGCAATGGGTATATTGATGCTCTCTATAAAAAATATAATAATTTAGATGTGAGGGAACAACTATGAAAATTAACTGGACAGTACGTTTTAAAAACCGTGCATTTGTAACACGCTTCGCACTTGCTTTAGTATTGCCTATCTTGGCTTACTTTGGCATCAAATTCGAAGATTTGACAAGCTGGGGCGCAGTATTTGGTCTACTTGGTAAGTTTGTATCAAATCCTTACCTTGTAGGATTAACAGTGTTCAACGCTTTGAATATCGTGCCAGACCCTACAACGACAGGGCTTGGAGATAGCACACGAGCGCTCGAATACGAAGAGCCAAATGCTGATTAAAAGACTGGCTCTTAAAACAGCAATCTTTGTAATGGCCACTGCCTATTTTTGGGTGGTGGCTTTTGAATTAAAGGAGAAAGAAAATGAGTAAAATTGAATCAAGTATCGCTCGCATGCATCACTTACAAGCCATTCCCGTGCATTACGACATGGGGGACCGCTACGGAAACGATGCAGATGGTGACGGACGCATTGAATTTGACTGTTCGTCTGCAGTAAGCTATGCACTTGAAATTAGCCTTAACAACAACACAGAAACACTACAACAAGCATTGCCAGCAATTGGCTATGCTAAAGTCTTTGACGCAGTAGACGGCTCATTTGATGCGCAACGTGGTGATGTGGTAATCTGGGCCCCTCGTGACGGCTCTAGCTCCCTCGGAGCATTTGGCCACGTTGTTATTATGACAAGCGGCAGTACCGCTATCCATTGCAACTATGGTCTAGACGGAGTGACAGAAAATGACTACAACTACATGTGGGATCTCAATGGTCGTCCTCGTGAGATCGTATTCCGTGAGAGCGGAACCCCTGCGCCAGCTCCTGCGCAAAGTGCATTTGACAAAGAGCTTGATGTAAACACTCGGTTAGAAGTATCTGACAAACCTTACTACGAAGGCACACTCACTACTGATTATTATGTAGAAGCAGGCCCTCGTATCGACAGTCAGGACAAAGAGTTTATCGCTGCAGGCACACGAGTGCGTGTCTACGAAAAACTAAACGGCTGGGCAAGAATCAACCATCCTGCAAGCTCACAATGGGTCGAAGACAAGTATTTGGATGATTGTACCGATATGTAACAGAAGGAGGATTTAATGGCACTATTAAATTCTACGAATTTACAACAATTTGAAGGAGGAGCAGTCGTCAAGCAAGGCGACTCTGCCTCTTTATTTGGTTATGAGCTGTTGGATGAAAATATGCATCCAATCAGTGATCTAAATGGCAAAAATGCTACAATCAGGATCTTCAACCAAAAAGGAAAGGCTACATTCGAGAGTACAGTAGAGAAATCAAAAGTTACTTTTAAAATTGGGAAAGCCCTACCTATTGGATCTTATTTGGTAGAAGTTGTTTGTGACGGATACATTTTTCCAAGTGATCGCTCAACACGCTTGGATATTACCCGATCAGCGGACGAATTTACAAGCGAGGAAGTATTATCGCTTGTAAAAAATGATGTTAAAACTGAAATTGACAAGTATATCGCGGAACATCCAAACGGATCACAAACGGAAGAGTTGCCAGACCTAACAGTACTATACAATCTTGCAAAAATTTAGAGAGGAAAAATTATGACTTTAAATACTGAAAAATTAACATCATTTGCTCAAGCTGTCGGTAGCGACATCAAGGAAATTAAAACCACACTTGCAAGCAAAGCTGACAAGTCAGAACTTGGACAAGCTGGAATCACACAACAACAACTAGACACGGCTATCGCTGGTGTCAAGACTGCCATTTTAGGCAATGGAGTACCAGAAGAATTAGATACTCTCAAAGAGATCGCTGACCGTATCGCAAATGGTGCAGGATCAGCAGACCAAGCTATTGTGTCTAAAATGACAGAGCTTGGCCAAAAATTCACCGACCTTGAAAATACTGACTTTGTACAAATCTATACAACGGCTAAAAATACCCTCTAAGGAGGTGCTGA